CCACCACCAACAGATGGAACTATTGTATTTGGGTTATTTGTATTGGGTAAATCTGTTACAGGATTTAAGGGTATAAATGGTTTACATTCATCTGGCTTCATGATTTTTTACTACCTAATTTATATTCATTTGAAATATTATTTTTATCGTATATTATAACGCCACCATCAGTTAAAGATAGTGGAGTTTCGCTATAAGGCTTATAATAATTTAATTTATCGTCCTCTTCTTTTTGAGCCGATGTAGATTTTATTGATGAAGATATATCTGTAAATGTTCCACGACCATATTTTTGTTTTTGTGTTCCACCAAGATTTTTAATAACACCACAAAGAAATTGTTTTTGAAAAGTTGGAAAAATAGAAAATCCATCATCTAATAAACCACCTTCAGATCTTAATGTTTTTTTTAATTTTTTAAGAGTTGGTGATTTTTTTGAAAGTTCTTCTTCTTTGTCACATTCATTTGTGTGTAATGGGTTTAATGCACTTTTCTTTAAATATTCTTTTTGTGGATATGCTGTTCTGTTTTGATCTGTAAATTGAATTCCGTGATCATTTCCTTCAGATGTTGATCCATCTGGACTTTTTAATTTAATAACATTTTTTGGTCTATTTGATAGATTATCACCTGGGTCTTGAAATCCGTCACCAGGATTACGTTTTACTACAGATTTAAGTGTATTAGCCAATCTTGTATCATTACCACCATTTCCATCTCTTTCTTTTGGTGTATCTCCCCACCAAGTTCCTATAATTATTGGTTGTTGAGCGGTTGCACCGTCTAACCAAAAACCAATAACCCAGGATCCTGGTTTTAAACCATGATTTTCACCCATACCATCAACTGCAGAAGAAGTTGTAGGAAGCATAACATGAGCCCAAGGTAAATCTTTTTGTGCTATTTCTTTTGTATCCCAACTATGGTAATTTAATACTCTACATCGAACTCTACCTTTTATATCAGAATCAATTATACTAGAAATATTAGCATACCACCAATAAAATGATTGTTGTGCATTATCTAATGACATTATTCTGCTCCCTTTGAATCTTTAACACCTTTAACTTGAATAACATATTGTTGTTCTGTACTTTGATTTTGTGTAAAATAGTGTTTTACAGAAGTACAAAGATATTTTCCGTTAAATTGAACATCCTTACCACCTTCAGCCAAACTTTGTTGTATAGGCCTGCCAAAAAACATAACATCACCTGCTCGTATAACAGAGTTTCCTGGAGCAGTAAAAGAAACGTGCATTTGATTTAATTGTTCCATCATAGATCTTCTTGGCAACAGCCAATCCTTTTCCCCACCAACCTGATCTTGACCTTCATCTTTTTCATTACAATCAAATAAACCTTTTGATTTACTAGCAAAACTACAATTTATAGGAGAATTTATAATTTTTGTATAATAATCAGCAGAATTAATATCCATTAAAGGTTCACCTGATAAGTGCGTTTGTTTTGGAAATTTATCTTTTAAAGAATAAATAGTTTCAACATATTCTTTTGTCATAACATCAAATGTCATAATATAAGATGCTACCATATGATGATGTGCATTATCTGCCGCACTAGTTTGACTAACTTGACTACCCATACACATTCTTTTTTGTACAGATTTATCTACATTATCAGAACCCATTCCTACAATAAAACCACTCTTAGAATCTCCACCCCACTTAGATGCAGCTTTCATTAACGTGGCTATAGAAACTAATTTGTATTTCATATCAGCATCTTGATAAAAAACAAAATTAAAATCATTTCCTTTTCCACACATCTTAGTTAATGATTTTATTATTGACATTGGATTTGAATAAGTAAAAATTCGTTTTATACTTTGATCTGATGAATCTTTTATTTCTGGAGTAATTTCAAGAGTACTAGCAACTTTTTTAATTATTTCTGAAATTTTACCTTCATATTTTTTAGATATAGAAACAACTTTATTTTTTAAAAATTCAGTAGAACTAAAATAAAGTTTTATTAGTTGCAGAGTTTGACTTAGTGGAACAGAAGTTTCAATTTTATAAACTCTCAAATTCACATTAATTTCTTTTTCTGCTCCACCACTACCATCTTTCCCAGCAAAAGAAATATTAATTTTATCACCAGCACTTAATATTTTTTTTTGCACTAATCGTGTAGCAGGTGTATCAGCAATAGTTATATTTCCTGATAGATAATTATCAAATATATTTTCATACAAATTCATTTCACGCATCATTCCACTGTAATCGCCACCACCCCCACCACTAGCAGGCGTTATTATAATCTTAGCGGGTTTTCCTGGATTTAACATCTCATTCATTAATATTTGCCTTGATATCTAATATATTTCTATTTAATGATAAATATTCACCTAAAAATCTATTTTTTAATATAACAATGTTTCTTTTATTATTGTTCAGGGTTTCTTCATTTTTATAATTTGTTGTAATAATACTATTGACGGCTTCAGATGATGCTATGTAAGCAGATAAATAATTAAAATTTGAATTTCTTGCATCTAATATTTTTCCATTTTCTGAAAAATTATATAAAGAATTTGCTCCTTCATAAACACACCTTCCTAAAGTAACATTATTTTTAATTATATTATTTTGTTTATCTAATAAAGTAACAAACATTCCTGATGTTAAACTAGATTCTGAAATTTTGATTTTTAAATTTAATACATTTAAATTTCGATCCAAAGATTGAACATAAAATATTGAGTTATTAGATTTTTGAATTTTATTTACGCTAGATAATGGAAATGTTATTTCTGATTCTGCTAGAAAAATACTAGAATAATTATATTTATTTTCTACGTAATTTTGAAATTCAATGCCAGGCAAAGGCCAATCAAAAAATCGATTAAACATTTTGTTAATAGTGAGTATAATGTATGAATATTTTGTGTCATCGTAAACGTCTTTACTTAGACTCTCTGGAGTATCAGAATCTTTAATAGTATAATTTTCAAAAAAATAAGAATTATTTAAATTATTTATTAAATTTGTTCTAATTAAAATATTAGAGACAGTTTGTGAATTATATTCTGTTGTTGGGTAATTTTTGTACATTATAGGTTATGGATACATTGTTGCAATATCTGTTTTTGTAAGCATTCTTGTTTCTTGTATTCCAAGAGTTAGGGTGGTTGTTACAGGATAACCATCATTGTGCATATAGGGAGATCCTTCAGTATCATAATTGACTTGTATAGAAGATAAAGCAGATCCACCACCATCATTACCTGCTAGAGGAAGTGTTTGTAATAAAATTTTTCCTGTTACGGATTGAATTTTAATTTCAACTCTTTTTGGATATATTAATTTTCCTGGTGCAGTATCGGGATAAGCAGATAATCTTAATTCTTTTATTAAATCATACATTGCAGCAGCATCAGCCGAAGAACCAGGAGTCATTGCCCAAGTAAATTGTAATTGTCTTATAACCGGTGTTTTATACATTAACATTGACATTGGATTAATTATTGTTTTATTAAAGATTGATAATGCATTTATTCCTTCCTCGGTTGAGCCTGCTTGTAAAATATCTACTCCTATACCTCCTATAAATTGGGTAAAAGTTTTTCCTGCAGATAATGCTGCGCCAGCTGAAGCATCTGCCAAGTCTTTACTTGTCAAATTTGCTGCCATTTTTCCAACAGAAGTTGTAAAACTAGCAGTATCCCAAGCGTTATCAAAAAGATCAGTTACGCCTTTTGGAATTGGCAAAACATACATTCCACCCGATTCTAATGTTAAAATAGTGTATCCACCATCAAAACTACCCCCACCACCATTTGAAATTGCTGTTAATTTTACTGCCATAATTGTTATAAATACCTTATATGTCTAGAGGATATCGAGGATCATATAAACCAAAAAATCCACACAAGTATATAGGAGATATTAATAGTATTACCTATAGATCTTTGTGGGAACGAAAGTTTATGATATTCTGTGACACCAATCTTGCGGTAATAAAATGGGCATCCGAAGAGATAACAATACCATATTATTATAATGTAGATAAAAAAGTTCATAAATACTATGTAGATTTCGTTATGCAATTACAAGAATCTAGTGGAAAACTTAAAACATATTTAATAGAAATAAAACCTTACAAACAGACTATAGAGCCAATAAAACGAAAAAATACTAAAAAGTATATAAATGAAGTTTTAGAATGGGAAAAAAACCAATCTAAATGGACAGAAGCTAAACAATACGCTAAACAAAAAAACTGGGAATTTAAAATATTAACAGAAAAAGAACTATTTAAATGACAGTTGATAAAAACTTTAAAAGACAATTTCCGGGAAAAATAGTGACATTTAAACAAAAAAAGGCAGGAACAGGATATTATGACTCTTTGCCTCTTGTTTTGGGTATACGTCTAATAGGATCAAAAATGTTTGGTGTAAATTTAAACCTTATTCCAATGAGAGATAAAAAGAAATTTATTAAAGTTTTAATGGGATCTATGGAAAAGGATATGAAATTACAAATTAACAAGATATTACGTGGTTCTGTTGCAAGATTGGCGTGCGGAGCCTTTGAAATATACGAAGCAAAAGATATTAAAGGTACTGTTCGTATAATATCCAAATTTGAGGATTGTGTTAAACTTATGTATACCACAAGAAATTCTTTTAAGAACATTAATAAAAATAAAATATATACTATGGTAAAGGAACGCGAAAAAGCTATTAAAAATCCAATGCAATATATAGTGCAAGTAATTAAAACAGCAATAAAGAAAGTAATTAAATGATTCCTAAATTTAGTGATTTAGCCCAGTTAATGAAACAAACGCCATTACGATCTAATCGTTTTAGTTTAAAAATACCAAAATTAGCAAATGTAAGGTATACAATAGAATCTGTAGATCTACCTGATAGTGGTATTAATACTTTTCCTGCACAATTTGACAATAAAACACCGACTCTTATACCTTATGCAGCAAATTACGGTGCAAATAGTATATCAATGGTTTTTAGAGAAAATGAAGAAATGACTGGTCCGTATCTAGATGTATTAAAATGGTTAGATACAGTTATAATTCGTGATCACAAAGCAAGAACTTATAAAATACCGTATTTTTCAGATATAGTGTCTGATATGACTATAACATGTGAAGACACAATGGATACAGAAGTTTATAAGATTAGTTTTATTGATTGTTATCCAATTAGTGCAAAATTATCATCCCTAGATATGAATGCTAGAGATGCGTATGTTACTAGTACTATTGTTATGTCTTTTGCTGAATTTTCTGTAAGTTAATATTATAATGAAAGGTTAATATTATGCCACTACCAAAATATGAAGTCCCAATATATGAAGTTGAATTGATATCCGATAAAAAGAAGATTGAAATTAGACCGTTTCTTGTAAAAGAACATAAGTTATTACTTATAGCTTTAGTCTCTGAAAATAAAAAACAAATAAGTGACTCAATTTACACTATTTTAGAAAATTGTGTAAAAACAAAAAATATTAATATTGATAAGATGCCTTGTTTTGATATTGAATATTTGTTTTTAAAAATACGAGAAAAGTCTTTAGGTGAACTGATTTCGGTAAGAGTAAAATGTCCAGAAACAGAAAAATATTTTGATGTTGATTTAGATCTATCTAAAATTGTAGTGGTTAAATCCGAAAACAATCAATCTGATATTAAAATATCAGAAAATCTTGGTATAAAGATGAAATATCCTACATTTAAAGCTATTCAGATTGCATCTTTAGAATCTGATAATATTAAAAAAATATTTAGTATTATAACAAATTGTATAGAATCAGTTTATGATAAAGAAAATTCTTATAATGTAAGTGACTATTCACAAAAAGAATTGGAAGAATTTGTTGAAGGATTGCCACAAGAAGCCTTTGAAAAAATAAATAAATTTTATGAATCAACACCAAAAATAATGTATGATGGCGAAGTAACTTCTCCTTATACAAAACAATCAGTGAAGGTGAGGTTGGATACGTTCATGGATTTTTTCGGCTAGGGTTTTCTGGTGATAATCTACATAATTTTTATCAAACTGCATTTTTAATGGTTAAAGAACATAACTTTTCTTTAAGTGAAATAGAAAACATGATTCCTTGGGAAAAATCAATATATATTTCACTAATTTCTAAACACATTAAAGACACAAAGATACAAAGATAAAATAAAATGCCAGATAAATTACCAGAAAACACTAACCCAAATTCCGTAGAGAAAAAGTCTTTGCCATCAGAAAAAACTAATGGTGTTAGTTATCAAAATATATTTGATATATTTTCTAAAAGTTTATTTTCATTAAAAACGCCAAAAAGTTCTAAAGATGAAAAAGAAGATTCATCAAAAAAATCTAATGAAGAATCTATAAATTTAATAGAATTATTAAAACAAAATAAAGTATTTGCTAATTTAGATCAAATATCTAAGAGTTTAAACGAAACAACAAAATTATTAAAATATAATAATGATTTGGTTGCAAAAGAAGCAGATGATGCTAAAGAAGTTAGTGGTTTAGAACAAGAAACAAAAACAGAAGAAGATGACGAACAAGAAAGACAGCATAAAGAATTATTAGATGCTCTTAAAAAGTTAAAGGGTGGAGGTGGAAAGGAAAAACAAAAAGATTCTAATAGTAGTAACTTTTTAACAATGTTTGGAAATATATCCAAAATACTTGGTGCTGTATTAATATTAAATGGTATTTATCAGGCAATTACACACCCAAAAGAATTTGGTGGAATGATGCTTGGAAGGAGTTTAGCAAAACAAGCAGCATCCCAAACTAAAAAAATACCCACAGCCAAACCAACCAGTGCTAAACCAACTACTGTTACTCCAAAACCTACCCCCGAAGTAGTTGGAAAACCCGATTTAACAAAAGCGGCTGATCCTAAACCGGATAAATTAAATCAGCCAGGTGATGGTAATGCATCAAAAACAATTAACGAAGCTGGAGAAATTGTTGACAATAAAGCAGTTCAAAAAGTTGAACAAAAAACAGCAGAAGCAATAGAAAAAAAAACCACATCTGGATCTATAAAAGAATTTGCAAAAAAAGCATTAGATCCAAAAGCTATAAAATCTGTATTAAACGTCAAAAATATAGCAAATGTTCTTAAAACTGCTGGTGTTGGTGTGGTTGTTGAACTTGGAACAGAATATGGATTAAAAAAGGGTTTGGGTATGACGGGAGGAGAATCTGCTAAAACAGATGGTGCAAATGCAGGAGAAGTAATCCAGTCTGGTCCAAGAAGAGGAATGGTTGCTCAACAAAAAAATGGAGCTTTAGATAACGCAGCAGAATTATTAGCAACAGCAGCTGGAGGTGCGGTTACTGGAGCAATGGTGGCTGGCCCAGCTGGTGCAGCAGTTGGTGCCGCTGGCTCGGTTATTATGTCAGAAGTAATGAAACCAAAAATAGTAGACATGGTTGCTCAATCAGTAGGAATAGATCCAGAAGCATATGGTGGAGGAACTGAAAATAGAGGAACACTATCTAATTTAGAACAACTTGCTACAACATTTACACCAACAGGAGCAGGAGAATTAGTGTCTGGAATTGGCGAAATGACTGGTATTAGTGAATCAGAAGAAAGTAAAAATAAAAAGAGTGTAAAAGAATATAGCGATAAAGCCAAAGACTGGGCTGCAAAAAATACTCCAGAGTTTATAAAAAGTATATCAGAAGATGCATTAAACACAAAAAATATGGAAGAAGCTGGGTATAATAACCAAGATGAAGCTGTTACAGATATTGCTGCAAAATTAAAAGATTATGTTAAAGAAGGTATTATATCACAAAAACAAGCAGATAGTGTATCAAAAAATTTCTCAGAAAGTTCCCAAAAGAAAATAAAAGAAGCTGCTGCTATTCCAAAACTAAGTGAAGTTGCTGTTGGTGCATCTGCAGTAGGATCAGCAGAAAAAAAACCAGATTTAGTTGCATCTAGTGATGATGGAGTTGGATTTAAAGAAATTTATGGAATATTACAAGTAATTGCAGCAAAGACTGGTTCGGGTGGTGGTGGAAGTGGCGTAAATAATTCCACAGAAATAACAAGTGAAACTGCTGGTAGTAGTATTAATAATGAAGCTATTTTTAGAGAATCAGATTCACAAGATACTTCACCATCAGTATAATAAATAAAAAAAGAGCCTTTCGACTCTTTTTTTACAAACCACATTATTTAATTATCAATCCTCTTCTTTTGAAAGACGCTCAAAGTAACTCTCAGCATCTTCCTCTTTAGGAGAATCTTCCTCACTAACCTTCTCTGGAAGCTTTTTTGCACCATTGCTCTTAAACTTTGGAGCAAACGTGCTTTCATCCATGTCTTCAGCACTCTTAGTGCCACCACTACCCTGACTCATAACACCTGCAAACTTCTTCGCAAGTTCATCATAACTCTTAAACTCAGACGGTTGAGCAAACTCAAGCAAAGCATACTCCTTTGCCCACAGATCCTCAAGTTGCTTGTCGTCACCACCAAACAATGGTGCTGCAACATCAAACTCGCTCTTGTCGTAGTTAACGTAACCTGCAACCTTGCGAATCTTTAACTTGAAATCTGCGCCCTTCCAAAAGTCGTAGACATTAACAGCAGTCTCGCCTTGAAACTCAGGTTGAATCTTCTCCATAATCTTGTCGAAAATCTTCTTTCCGTACTTGAACAGGAAAACCTTTCCTTCGTTCTGTGGATTCTTTGGATCAGAAACAACCATAATATTTGAGATGTAAGACAATTTACGCTTACGATCTCGAGCAATAGTCTTGTCGTCTTCTGAACCGCTATTCCACAAATCTGAGTTAGCCTCACACACTGGGCATTTCAAGCCAAGAGTTGTTGGGCAGTTCTCAATGAACCATCCACCCTTGCCTTTGAAACCGTGAGAAAATACACGAGCCCAAGGAATCTCTTCGCCCTGAACAGGAGGCAAAAACCGAATCACAGCAAAACCGTTGCTTGCTTGATCTAGTGTTGGCTTCCAAAAGCGATCATCCTTATACGAATCTGCACCTGCAACTTGCTTCTCCAAAGCACTCTGTAGCTTTGAAAGATCAGTTGACTTCTTCTTAAAATCCTTAAATGACATTGTGTCTCCTTGTACGATATGTACGAAATGTGTTAAAGTGAACGATGGGTTTAATATACCCCAGAAATTTGGTTTGTCAAGTACTAAATTGGTAATTTTGCAGTTTTCGGCAAAATATTCAATGCTTCTCCTTCAGCCTGTAATTCTTGTATAAGTGGCTTTGGAATATATTTAGCAATGTATTCCGGATCAACTTGGTACTTGTCGCAAATATTAATAATTGCGTCAATGTAGTTGGTCTTTTTATTTTCAATAATATCCTGAATTTCTTTTCTAATAATAAGTTCTTCTGATTCTAAAATCATATGTGTCCTTTTGTTGGAGTTGATAGCGATATTATACACCAAAATTGCAAAATTGCAAACTATTCGTATTCTTTATTTGTTAAATAATCTCTAACAGTTTTCTTGGCTTGCCAATTAAGCAGGCTTAAAGCCTTACTAGAATCGGCTAGAGTGTGCCTAGCTTCCCCTATACGGGCTTCTAGATGTGTATAGGGTGTATCCATCGCTTTTGCTATGTCTAATACTGAAATAGATCTACCTGTTCCAATGTTTATTATCTGAGCATTTAATGATTCTGATCTATTCATAGCCCTAATATTAACGGCCACTATATCAGATACGTGAACATAGTCTCTTGTCTGTAGACCATCTCCCACAATAGTTAAACGCTGACCATCTTTCTTTTGTCTAGAGAACACACCAAGAACAGGAGCATACGGACCTCGTACAGGCTGTCTTGGGCCATAGGCATTAAAGTATCGGAAGCAAACAGTATCAAGACCGTAAAGATCGGAATAGAGTTTACAGAGCCCTTCAGAAAACAATTTAGAATAAGAGTACATGTTTAAACAATTAGAGGGTAGAGTTTCTACTTGTGGTAAGGTTTCATTCAATCCATAGATTGCCGAGGTGCTAGAGAACATAACCCTTTTAGTACCGTGCAATTTTGCATTACTTAAAACGACTTGAGTTCCTGCCGTATTAGTCTCTAGTGCCTTTGATGGATTAGTAATACAGTTCTGTATTCTTGCTTCTGCTGCTAGATGAAACACATAATCAGGTTTATGGTGTTCAAAGCATTGGGATACTAGATGATCTTCAGTAACACTATAGTGATAATAAGTTGCCTCTTTATTAAAATAAAACTGATCATGGGCATCTGATGAGAGATTATCAATAACCGTAACATTATTACCCTGTAGAATTAATTCGTCTACAAGGTTTGATCCAATAAACCCACAACCACCTGTTACTAATATGTTCATAAAGGATTTGTATTTTCTTCAATTTCTTTAAGTTTATTTTCTTCAATTTCTTTAAGTTTATTTTCTTCAATTTCTTTAAGTTTATTTTCTTGAATAATTTTCATTTTTTCTTTTAATATATCTGCTTTCATATAAAATGCATCTCCCCACTCACCTTGTGTTAATAATAGTTCACATCTTTTAAATCCAAATTTTTGTAAATATAAATCCATATCATGCAATTTAGAACAATTTTTATAAACTTCACTAATATTAACTTCTGTATAAACATATTTTATTTTATTTAAATTATTTTTAAATCCTTTTAATACTTCAATTTCTACACCTTGTACATCTAAATTAATAAAATCATATAGATTAATATCTAAATTATTTTCTACAAACACATCATCTAGTGTTTTTGATTTTTTTTCTATAGATTTTATATTCCAAACATCAGGGTGATTTTGTTTGTGATTTCCAAATTTTAATATAGATGAAGAATGGCCATTGTTTGTTATATTAAATTTAAATGTAATATTAGATTTTGACCATAATAATTCATCAAATATTAAATCGTTTTTATGAGATATTTCCAATCTTAATTTTAATTTTTCACAAATTTCAGTATTTCCCTCAATCCATATTCTATTTTTTGCACCTATTTCTTCATAGATAGGAAGTTCTTCTGCTTCGTGTGCTCCTCCATGAATAACACCAATAGGATCAATATTATATTTAACACACAATTCTCTAATATCTATTAACATTTTTTACAACCTTTATAATTACAATTTATTTTTTGATTCATATTCTGTATTCCTTATGATTTTTATCTAATGCTAATATTTTTTTTTCAAATGGCAAATTCCACGATTCTGCATAACAATATGAAGGAGATAATTCTAAAGTTGGTTTTGTTATTATATTATAGTAATGATTTAAATGACTTTCGTCGTGCCATCTAGCCACAATTCCTCTTGATAAATCAGATTCAATATTGTTTTTTAATGTTTTTGACATTTTTAAAAATTCACTCACAGAGCCTCCATTAAATCCACCAGCATAATATTTATGAGAAGAATTACTTTGTATAAATGCCATAGATTCTCTTCTTGTTTCAAATGTATAATGATTGTGTAATTTGTTATAAAATCCTGGATGTGTGGTTACAACTCTATCTGATAAAATTTCATCACCAATAGGAGCCACAAACTTCATATCAGCATCAGAATAAAATAAATAATCCATATCTTGTAATTCTTTTTCGTAATTAGAAAAATAATAATATCTTTTTAGTGTTATATAAGGCCAGTCTTCGTGTTCTATTTTTAATATTTTATAATTTCTTTTACTGTTAATACTAACATCTTTATTAGTAAATATAAAATAAGTTACTTCGTGATTATTACAAAAATATTCATCTGCTGATTCTATTAAATTATTAATAAAATCTGTATATTTATTTGTTGCTATTATTAATAAACCTATTTTCATAATTCAAAACAATCTAATATAGATTGTACCCTATTAATATAAGTATGATTGTTTTTAACAAATTCCATAGCATTTTTCATTTCTTTATTAGTAATAATACTGTCATGTGCTGCTGCCATATCAAATAATTCCGCAGTATTATCAGAATAGACAACAAAATCTCCAAACATATCTTTTACACTTTTACTATTAGTTATACCCATTTTACCGTAACTTATATTTTTAAATATTCTACAGGGTATATAATTGTGTTCTTTTTGCCATGCCCCAACAATAGTTGGAGCCAAGTATGATTCTCTTATTAAACGAATATTTTCATCAAAACTTATTGGATTTCCCCAAGGATTTGAAAGGGTAAAAGATATTCCGTTTTGTTTAGCTCTTTCTATAAACGGATCTAATTCATTTTCATTTCCAAAAACACTACCACCCTTTGAACCAACCCATGTAAAATTTTTACTTTTATTATTATTATAATGAATGTCTGTATTAATTTCGTGTGGTAACAAGTCAGTAGCCCAACACATAGTTAGTGTATCTCCATCAAAGTGTATAACTTTATTTTTATTGGTTTTTCTGTAATTAGTATATGTTTGTAGACCTATTGAAGTACAATCAATAGTAGAAGACCCAATAGTTACATTTTTATATTCATAACTATTGCAATTATGTAAAACATATAGACAATCGTTTCTTTTTGGAATTTTTCTATCAACTTGTCCTTCAGTAATAAATAAACTATTTGAAAAATCAAAAGCGGATACATCATCTTGATCATCAAACCAAAATGTTTCATATCCCATATATTTAAATGCTTTATAAAAAGCAGCATGTATATATGAATGTGTGTGGCTGTGTAATTTATGTCCCCAAATAATTATTTTTAACATTATTGTATACCTATCTGTTGTTTAAGCCATAGTGTTTTTTGATTATGATATTCATTGCTTCTGTTGTTCCAATTAGATCCACTCCTATAATGTAAAAAACAAATCAAACTATTTTCCTTTATAGAAATTAACTCATAATCTGCTGGATCAAAATTACAGTTTTTATCTATCCAATAATGTTTAAAGTGTATATGATTTTTTATTATATTTTTATTTTGTAAAAAATAATATGAATGACCACCAACATCAACTAGTTCATTGTTTATTGAT